ATTGTAACATTTAACCAACGCTTAAACGCTACTCCCGTTGGGACTTTTTTCAGCCCTAACGAAAACTTTATCACACACGCCAATTAAATCTTCTTCATGTCTACGAGTATGAATGATAAAAATAATCGAACCAAGTTCTTTATCATCATACTTCTTTCTTTCACTACGGGAAAAGATATCATTCTCCAATGCCGATAGCAACCTTTTGCGTTGCGTTGCATTATTAACAAACTCCTCATCTGGGTATGGGTCATCAACAATAATCATATTACCGCCTTTACCAACATTTGTCGAACCAACGCCACGAAAGCGCATTATGCCCTTATTCCCATCAACGCCAATCGAATGTTTGGACTTAAACGCTTTTGACACCTCAATACCAAACACGTCTTTCCACACGTCTAAAGCGGTTTGTCGATTATTATCGCCAAAATCAGTCGCCAACTCGATATCTGCCGACAAGCACATAACCTCAACGTCTGGATGGCGTCCCAACCAATAAGATGGCATACGCCGTGCTATCATTGTTGATTTACCAGCACGTGGCGGACACGATATCGTAATCCGTTGGTCGTAACCTAACTCCGCTTTATCCATTACCTCTTGTGCCAACATCGCCAAAAACAAATGAAACCTTGTTTCTATCAACTTTTTGCTCGTCAACCTTACATAATTCAAATAACTATCATGCGCCTTCTCTTTTACCAGCGCCTTATATCTTTCTTCAACTAATTCATTATCTTTTACTTTATCCCACGCCCGTCCCTCTTTTGATACCAACGCCCGTATCTCATCGAACGCCTTATTCCAACTCTCTTTATTCTCCTCTACCGCCGTCTTTATCTTTACTTCAAGTATCTCATCAATATCCGGCGCTTCTTTTTTCTTCTGCGCTATATTATTCGATATCTCACTCCGCCGATACACCCCATTATACATCTTCCGATTTTCATTACCCGCTTTTGCTTTATACGCTTTATATGGTTTATACGGCTTACTCGCCTTTTTATCCCACGCTATTTTTTCTGCCTTACTCTTTTCTTCCATTATCTTTCATTCCCTCTTTTCTTTCCATCTTCCCTTTTTTCTCATTATTTATTATACCACGCTATCTTTATCTTTCTCAACCTACCTTTCCTTCGTATAGTTTGGGTCATCAATTCTACTAATAGTCAAGGGGGCTGCCACCCCATTATGTGGACAACCATAAAAGCTGATACCGCCCACCGCCCCATATTTACGGCATACATAGTCATATTTGTATCATAGACCTATCATAGAGCTACTTTATAGGTCGTCAGGTATGTTTACTATGCCGATACATAACTCTTGTCTAATGTGCCTTAAAACGCTAAATAAGCATATGTGCTAGATATATGATGATTGATTGTGTGATTGTCGAGTGATTAGCGCGCGTGATGATTAGCAATCGTGATGCTGATTGTCTGAAAATATAACGCGACATCGCAAACGTTGCGAAGTTGTTAGCGATGACGTTTAACAAGTGATTAGCGAATGTCTTTATGTTGTTACTTAATATATCGGTGTATTTATGTTTACATTGTTGTTTATGATATTAGTTAGTGTTGTTTACGATGTTGCGATTAGTCATTCACGCCTTCAATTAGCCATTCATTTTATCGTTAGCACATTCAGCACACGACGTTAAATCACTTTTTAATTATCTTTAATACTTATCTTTAATACTTCAATACTTTAATCATTCATCACATCATTAATCAATTACACTAATCATTACACTAATCAGCACCATTAAAAAACGCTTTTACTTTTATTTATTCATCATCTACCAATTCTGCGATTGACTAATCGGTCAATGGCAGGTCTTAACATACAATACATAAAGTTAGTTAAATCATTGTTGTAGTAGTAATCAGTTTCTAAATACTTAAGACTTAAGACTTAAATACTTAAGTATTAAGAATTAAAGAAGTGATGTTAATCTAAAAAGGATAAATGAATAAACAATAAATCATTAGTAATGTATTTAGATTAAAACAAGATAATAGATATACAATCAATCTAAATAAGAATTAAAACAATGATACTAAAAGACTTAAAGACTTAAAGACTTAAGACACGACAAAAAAACGGTATAAAAAATTATATCGTTGTAAAAACGTAATTCGTTAAATGATTAAATAAACAATAAAAAGACAAAAGAAAAAGCGGCTTCTATTGGTTGCCGCTTACCTTGTGTTTGTTTGGCGTTTAATAAACGCGCCGTTTTAAGTCAATAAATAAGCGATATGTTTTCCCCTTCTTTGATATGTTCCATTCTTCCTTGCTAATTTCTTCATTTCCTAAATCTTCCTGCATCCAATTCGGGCGATATTCTAGACCCAATTCGCCACGCGATACCCAAAAATATATTTGCAGTTTGTCATCGTCTTTTAATATTTTCTCGCGTAACGCTTCGATTAACTCGTATGCTCTCATTTTTTTATCCTCCTTCAGGATACCTTAAGAATAAACGCCACTTTTTCTATTGTCAATAGTTTAATGTCAATTTGTCAATAAATTGTTTGATTGCTTAAAATGGCGCTAGTGTGCTTTTTTTGCTTGGTCTTGCTTAAAAATAAAGCGTTTTAAGGTGTCATAGAGCCACGAAAGCATGCCGCCTAGTGTTATTATACCCCGTTGTTTTTGGCGTTTCGTGATTATCAAGCCAATAAAAAAAGCGGAGTTTTTAAGCCCCGCCTTGCTTTGTTGTTTAATTGTTTATTGTTGCGCTTTCTTTATTCGACATCCTCCGCCTTTTCAGTATTTTCGTGTATTGAGCGATATGCTTTTATTACATCGTAATCATATGTTTTTTTATTGTAGTCATAATGTGCGATAAAATGAATATAGCGCCCCTTATATTTTTGCTTTAATTCTTTTAATGTCATTTTTTTTATCCTCCTCATTCTTTTAATATCGCTAACAATATAGCATCTATCTTTTTTAAGTATTTAATATCATCATTCGTTAATTGCTTGTTAATTTGTTTGATTAGCAATTTATATGCTCGTCTGATGTCTTTATTCATCATCGACACTCATTGGCAAAATATATAAATTGTTGGGCATTAAACGACGAACGCGCATAGATAATTTAGCGTGTAGGAACTCCGCCGCGTCTGCTTCCTGCTCTGGTTTCGCATAAAACCCGAAGCCGTGCAATATGTCTGTCGCGGCATCTGCTGCGGTTTCTATTGTGCCTAAAGATTGCCCCATACACCAATAAATAAAACCGTCTTGATAGTTGCCCTGCCAATAGTGCCCCACCTCGCCCCAAAACCTCGCCCACATATAAGAGGCGGCGGCTGGTAGCGTCTGCGGTATCGTTTCGCCATTGTCGGCTGCTGCCTGTTGTGATGCTTTCAAAATATGCTTGTCTAGATATGCGTTTAATGCTTTTCTGTCTTTAATATGTTCCATTATTCCGCCCGCCATAATCTGCAATATATTTTGCCTTTTATATCGTTGTCGTGTAAATAATCGGCTAGCCCGTATTTTGTGGATAGCGCGTTAATTGTTCTATTAAATAATTGAGTGGCGCCCATTAACTCGCGCATTTGTATTTTAATGCTTTCTAATATTTCCGCTTCTTTGGCTGGGTCTGCTATTTCATATTCTTTGTGGTTTGCGTATTGGTTAGTTTTGCCATCAAAATATATGCTAGTGTCTGGAAGCGTGAAGCCGTGAGAATTGCCATCAATTAAAGTTTGAACATATAAAGCACCGCTGCCAACGCTAACGCGAACAACGCGCCGCGCGTCTATCTTATATGTGTGTGAAACCTGTTTCCGTTCCGTTTCTGTTTCGATTGTTTCCACGTCAGCAGCGATTAAAATATTAAGATATTTTTTAATAAAGTTATACGCTTGTCGCTGTGCTTGATGCGCCCAAAAACTCGCTAATATTTCGCCCTCTTCAGTTCGCGTTGCGTGTCGCCATATGTTGCTTTCTTCTGATAGTGTGCTAAACAATTCCGCATCGCCTTGGAGTTTTGCTAAATCGTTCTGAATTTTTTCAGCCGTTTTTTTGTTAATCATAAATTTATACCCCTTTCATACTCTGCCAACTCATACGCTAGTTGGTCTTGTAGTTTGCGCCGTTGCTTCAATGCGCGCGCTCTTACTCTTTCCGCGTGTTCAGCATCTAATTTAACACGCACGCGCCCCGCTTCATACTTGCTAAAATCTTTCATAATATACCCCCTTTATTTTTTGGCTCGTTGCCTTTTATACCACTAATTATAAATGCCGTTTTTTAGATGTCAATAGCATTTGTCATAATTTGTCCTAAAAAGCCCAAAAAAGACCAAGCCATCGCCATAATGTCATCTTATAATTTTAGCGAGGTGATAAACGATGAAAGCAATCAAGCCCCCACAATCAAACCAATTAAAAAGACGCTTAAACGCCCGGCATTTGAGGGCTTGTCAGGGTCTTTTACTTGACAAGAGTGCCGACACAAAATTGTATGTGAAAATCGCCCAAGCCCCAGATATCCCATATTTTTTTTATTTATTTTGGTATAATAAAAAACGATGTGTGATAAAAATGTGCCTAAAAATAAACGATATTTCACATTTCTAGACATAGGGGGGGGTATAAAAATACTATGTTATAATTAAAGATTATGGGGTAGTAAGGTATCGACTTGATGTGATTAAATCGTGTCAAGAATATGAGTTCAATTCTCATCTACTCCACCAAGATAAAAGGAAAAGCCACCTTGATTAGAGATGGCTTTTTATATACAAGATAACTTATATTAACTATATAGTAAGTTCGTTTTCCATTAGGACTTTTTCGCTGTCTTTTCTTTTTCAACTACTTCGACTTTGTTTTGCGTTTGTGCTTGTGATTGTAGTTTGGCAATCAGTTGCGATGATACCTTAAATGGTAATTCGCTTAATGCTGCTAACACAATATTTGCTTCATTCTCCGTAATTTCAAACCGATACTTTTTTTCTTCCATTGTTTTATTCTCCTTTCTTTTTATTTTACTATTAAACAAAACGTTATACAAGACGTGATAGACAACGATTGCTTAACCTGAATTGTTTTTTGTTTTCGTTTGCTTTCCCCTTTACTTTGGTATTTCCAAGTTGCGTTCTTGTAATAATTCAACCAATACTTCCAATGCCAACTTATACTCTTGTTCCGCAATCAACGATACACATGACAACGACTTAATATTCTTATATTCTTTTAACAATACTTTATCGCTAATGTCTTTATACATTGATTTAATAAATGCTTTGCGTTGTGCTGTCATTAAATCATCTCCAATGTAATTTCTACTTGTGCGTTCTCGCCATATTGTTTTTCGATATACAATGTAACAACTTGTGCGTCATCGTGATAAGCAAATCCGTTAAGCCCATCTAAAATCGTTTTTGCGATATTGTCTAAATCGGGCTTTTTTGTCGGTTTAAGATAGCCAAGCAACGCCAATGTTCTATTCTTTTTACTAAATGACTTTGGTATCGTGTATGTGGCTCTAATGCCCGCTCTTACAAACGCTTTTTCGTCAAACATCGGGTATTCGCCATGATACACTTGATTAAACGCATTGACTACTTTTAACTCGTAATTTTGATTGGCTGGGTCATTATAAACTGAAGCATGTTTGCCGATAACCCTCGCTCGTGGTCGCTTCTTGCCAAATGGCTCTCCAATTACTACAAACTTAATTTCCATTATTTCCCCCCTTTTTCCTTTTCATTTTTCTTTAATGCTTTTGCTCTTGCGTTTTCCCACATTTTAGTTAAAGCGTGATTTTGCAACCAAGTTCTTAAACCAATCGGCTCTTTATCTTTACAACTATACCAATCAAGGTTTTCATCATCATAAGCCCATCGAATAAATTGCTCGTAATAACCATCTTCTTTAATCTTATTTCCATCAACCCAATGCTCGTATTCGCATTTAGACCAATAAGCATAACTACAAGCGCTTAATATTGCTTCTTCTAATGTTGTTTCTAATGTGTGATAATGTATATCGGTTGCCAAATACCATAAAAAGTTATGCGAATTATTAAGTGGCATTAACTCCTTATCATTGCTAATGAAGTCATACACATAAAACGACGGAAACTCCATCTCACAAATCTTATTCATTAATTTTGTGATTACTTTTGTCATTCCTTTTCTCCTTCCATTTCAGACGGAACATTAAAACTCACTTCAACTTTCTTCCCAATAAAACTTTCTAATTTTTCTCTTTTCATAATTCATTCCCCTTTTCTTTGTTTCATATAATCATTAGCAATAGTAACAATTTGTTCGGCATAACAACCCATAAAATCGCACATTACTTCGGCGCTTAAATCAACTTGGGCAAAACCATAAGACGATATAAATGCGTGTGTTAATTCGTGTATTAGCGTGTTGTAAAACACCTTATGCGACAACTCTTTATTCATATAGATATGATTTGATGCCGTATAAGTTCGTCCCAACGCCACAATCTCGTCATCGTTTGGTTGGTTTGGCATATCTTTTTGTGCCACTTCGTTAATTAACCAACGAAACCCATTGATTGTAAATCTCATTTATAAACCGCCTTTTTCTTGTTTAACTTCTTGTATAAAAGATATTCTTCACAATCATCATGGCAACCGATATGTCGCTTTTTACAATCGTGGCAAGGGCAAGTTATATCTTTTTGTCCTTTCCAACTATAATCATCTTCAAACTTCATCTTCATATCGGCAATATGACTTCTAGTTCCGTTCTTTAATTTCATAATATCTTAATGATGGGTAATGCCTAATAATAATCGCCCATTCTTCATCTTTTAATGGTCTTGTTCCATCAATCTTTTTACGCATTGATGATTGTTCGATGTTAAGCAATTTTGAAAGCATTTTGTATGTTATCAAATGCCCCCTTAAATATCGCTTTACCCCTTGTTTATTTATTTTCATTTCTCATCGCTCCAATCTAGTTTTTGGTCGCAATTGAAACAATGCGACAATCGAACTTCTTTTCCATTTACAAGTCGCATCAAGCCGTCGCTTTTGTTACATTTAGTGTTTGGACACATATAAGGAAAACCTCTCCAAGCTACAACTTCTTTCGCTATTGACCTTTCAACCAAATCAGCTAATATTTCTTTGGCTTCAATAATTTCTTTTAATGCGTTTGCTCCTTTAATTCTACAAGCGTGGTCTATAATAGAAAACATCACAAATAATGCATCTTTCTCATTCATTTTATAACCCCCTCATAAATTCTTTTGGAGCATTTAATTCTTTATAATATATTTCTTCAAGTGTTGTTTTTTTATAGTAGCAAAGAGGCATGATTTTCTTTTCAATACATTTGTTATTAATTTTTTCAACAATGGTCATCGCACTTTTTTCGTCTTTAATGAAAACGGAATTCATTTTGCTCAATTCATCTTCAATGATTTTTTTTATCCCTTCGTCGTTAGATAAGATAATATAAACGGGACTGTCTATATTAGTTTGATTGTTCTCAAAACCATTAACAGTTTCTCTCAAACTATCCCTCTCTTCTTTAATAATGCAATAACTCGACCAAATTATGCTTCTGTTGATTTTTATTTCTTCAATCTTTTCGACCAAGAAGCCAATTCCTATAAGCGAAGCACCAACACCAACTAGTGCAATAAGTAAATAAAGAGCCACATAAATCATTTCTGTCAACATTTTATTTCCCCAACCTTTCTTATTAAGTTTTCGTCAATTAAATCAAGAATATATGGCAACGCTTCATCGTCAGTTAAATCTTTAATGAGATGATGATTGTTTGGTTTGCCATCATATTTATAAACTTCGATTGGTCGCTTATCGTTAAATATAACGACAGCAACATTATCATTGTCGTAAGTTTTAATACCACTAAAATCAATGCTTGACGGATAAGATATATCGTAATCAATCTTAATCTCTTCATCACTATCTAACGTGTTATCTTTATACCCTAAATAAGTTAATGTTGGTATATCGCGTTCGTTACCAATAAATATATATGCCATTATTCGCACCCATTATGCTCGATTTCATATTCGGCAAGATGACAAATGTGTATCCCCATTTCTACTTCAAACATCAGCATATCGTTATCATCGACATACCAAGATAAGATAACCCCGCATTGTTCCTTTTTAGGCACATAAACTAAATCGCCTAATTTATATTGAAAATTAATACTCATAGCAATTCCCCCTTAATTTAGTTTTTGTCTTTCTTCTCCAATCAGATTAATAAAAACTTCTTTTAATTCTTTTTGCTCGAATAGAAACACATTGTCTTTACTCACATTTTTAATCGTCAACTCGTCTTTCTTACTATCGTATATTGCTATTATTTTGGTTTTATCCAATAGATACACAATGTGCCTTTTCTTATCATCATTTATAAACTCGATTTCCAATTCATCCATATAAACACCCCCTCACCACTATTATTATACCATTGTCCTATTAAATGACAAGCGTTATTTCTTAAAGTTTTGGTAATCGTTGTCTATCTTTTTGAATTGAATTATTTTTTCATCAACCACTCTTGTCAATGTTCCCTCATCGTCAATCTCGACACTAATTATCCAAGCACCCGAAGTGTTTTGTAATCGCATACGCTTTTCCCACATTGATTGTTGGCAAGTCGATGGAACTTCATAAGCAAATATATTTCGATTTACCATTGACAATAATTTATGATGATGACCCACAAACAACATATTCGGTTTCTCGCCACCACTTAAACTATCAATATATTTTTGTGTTGAATAAGATAATGCGTAAGACGAGCCGTCTAACGGGTGTAACAAACTTATCCAACAATTAGGCGATAAAAACACTTTGGCGTGTCCTAGCCCTAAATAGACCATGTCCGGACGACTTCTGGCGATTGCTCTACCAATATCAGCACCGCCATTTTTGATATGTGTTTCATCGTGATTACCCGTAATAAAATAAGTTGTTATGCCATCACGCTTTGGGTAATTCTTAATCACGTAATCGCTTTGTTGGTCGAAAGTGATTGAATGTAATGCGATGATTTGCTCTGGGCGTGTCTTGTAATACCCATCAACAATATCGCCACAATGATAAATCGTATCAATTCCTCTTTTATACGCTTCGTCATATAAAAAGTTTACAAAAGATAGTTGTTCGTAAATGCTACATAAATGACTATCGCTAATAACCATAAATGTTTTCTTTTTGGTTTCGCCGACAAAATGCTGATATGATTTAGGTGGCACATATACGTTTTTAATAATCATGTATCGAGCGTTGCCATCGTATCCTTGTCGTTCAATCGTTAAACAATCACTATCTTCTAAATCTTTAATAATGCCTAAAATGTATAACTCTGGCAATCGTGTATCGTGCCTTAATTCATCAATCGTTGCACCATGATATAATTTTTCTCTAATAACTAATCGTGCTTTGCTTAATTGCTTTTCGTTGATTTCGGTTAATTCATCTTTTAATGATGATTG